TGTGCCGCAAATGGGCTGGATGTTATTTGGGATCAAACTAGTACCACAGTATTAAGTCGTAAGCGTAAGTTTAACACCTTGCCAAAGTACGAGCATATTGCTGTTGTGTTTAAGACTCCCGAAGCTGATGAGCTTGCTCGTCGGTTGGCAAGTCGTCCAGGTAAGAAAATTCCGGATCATGTTATGCGTAGCATGATCGAAGGATTTGAAATGCCAACCCTAGAGGAAGGCTTTAAGGAAATCTGGTATGCCTAAGTTGTTTGCTCGTTCTGGTGGCCATTGGTTATTTTGGACAGGATTTGTTTATCTTGTACTCGGAATAACCTTTGGCGTATACTATAAAGAGATTCCAGCAGAAGCTATTCAGTTAGTTTGGCTCGTGGTAATGACGCTACCGTTTGCAATTCCGCCATTAGGTAGATGGCTTAACATGAAAATAGAATGGGATAGAAAAATGTTTGATTGGTTGAAAGGTAAAAATAAAATGCCCGATAATGTAGTTCCGTTTCCTGCACCGGCTCCAAAGCTAGTAGAACCACCGCCTGCTCCAAAGCCAGAACCAAAGACTTACTACACATTTGGTCTTACAGATGACAACCGTCTGAGTTTTACAATGGGTTATACTACACTTACTATGAATCATGCAGGTGTACAAAATTTAATCAACCAACTTGAATTTTTCAAGAATCAAATAGACACAGAATAAGGAGAACGGCCATGCCGTGGATTGAGAATGTAGCGGCAGATGATATTCCAAAAAGATTTCATCACGAAGCCGGAGAAAATAGTATGCTGATCAGTATTACTGATCCAGCAAGTTGGCGCCCTGTTCCTGCACATAAATTCAAAGAAATACATAATTTTGAGTTTTTGGATGTGGAAGAACCAGACGAAGTTTTGGACGAAGCTATGAAGTGCAGTCATGAAGATGCCGCAAAACTTGTAGCTCTTTTACAACACGCACTGGATAACAGAATGAATGTTGTTGTTCATTGCTTTGCCGGAATTTGTCGTTCGGGCGCAGTATGCGAAGTTGGAGTTATGATGGGCTTCCAGGATACTGGACGCTTCCGTAGTCCAAACTTACTAGTAAAGCATCGTATGATGAAGTCCTTAGGCTGGACTTACGATGCCGATGAAAAGCCAAACATAGACGATTGGCGAACTTATAAACCCATAGACTAAGTGGAATCTGGTTGACATTTTACCATTTAGTCTGTATAATAGAGACTACAATGAGAACATTTATAACATCAGATTTACACTTTGGGCATAAGAACATAATGAAGTTCTGCCCACAAACACGAGCAAGATTTCGAGACGATGTTGCCTACATGAACAACGCAATGGCAGAAGAATGGAATGCCAAAGTGCAACCAGAAGATACTGTTTACATCTTAGGTGATGTTGCGTTCATGTCAGGTAGCGATGCTGGGAGAATGGTAAAGCGTTTAAACGGCACAAAGATCTTAGTTGAAGGCAACCACGATCGTAAGACATTACAAGATGCAACATTCCGTAGTGCGTTTGCAGAAGTTCACAAGTATTTGGATATAACTTATGATGGTCACAAGATTGTCATGTTTCACTATCCAATTGCAGAATGGGATCAAATGCACAGAGGTGCGTTACACTTCCACGGTCACTTACACGGTGGTGTAAGTGGCTTAGAGAAATATCGTGCGTTTGATGTAGGAATGGATTCAACAGGTGAAATTGTTGTATCAATGGAATACGCAATTAGTCGAGTTAGAAACAACGAAATTAAGGGTCATCATGTTTAAGGATGAATTGAAGGGGTATGTAAAGTCTAGCAACCTAGTTAACATGAAAGATGTTGGGGATGGACTGTATGTACTAAAGTACAAGAAGAAAGTATTCTACGATGGTCTATGGAACCGCTTCATTGCGGAATGCCGTGGCTCCATTGTAGATGCTGACTTCAACTTAGTTTCATATCCATTCACAAAGATCTATAACTATGGTATCGAAAAGGAAGCACCAGTGCTTGCTCCAGATACCAAGGTAACTGCTTTCCGTAAGGTAAACGGTTTCATGGTTGCAATGACTTGGTATAACAACGATGTGTTAGTGTCTACCACTGGTAGCATTGATAGCCCATATGTTGTTATGGCTAAGGAAATGATGCTGACTCATGCTTCGTGGCGTGACTGGCAAGTGCTATTGGCAAAGATGGTAGGGCAAACTTTGATGTTTGAGTGCGTACATCCAGAAGATCCACATATCGTTCCTGAAAAGGCAGGTATGTATATCCTAGGATATCGTATAAACGAATATCATTCTGCTGTTTTGCACGACCCATTTGTGCTACAAGAACTAGCTCGCAAGGTTAACTGTTTTCATACTGAAAGTGTAACAACCAACATGGTGCAGTTAGAAAAGTTAGCTAAGGAATGTAAGCACGAAGGATATGTATTTTATACTGATGATGGTGTGAGTGCCAAAATTAAGTCGCCATACTACTTAACTTCAAAGTGGGTTGCTCGCAATCCACGCACAGATAAGTTAGTAGACTTGAACAAGGACATAAAGCACAATCTTGACGAAGAGTACTATCCACTAGTAGATGCTATTCGTGCTAACATTGTTGAGTATACTGCTATGGACGAGCAAGCTCGTTTATCGTGGGTGCGTAACTTTGTAAGTGCGTAATGTATATTACAAACAAGTATCAATCAATCCGACTGCCCAATGAACCGGGCATGTTGGAATGGTTGTTAGAAAACTATCCTTATTCAGGATACTATATTGTGGAGGCGTTATGAGTTGTGATAATTGTTTGAGTCCGCCGGACTGTGGTTCAAAATGTCAGGCACAGGTAACTCCTGTAGCTCGACAAAGCCTCCTATACCGTTTACGAAAACGAGCAGAAATCCGCAGGCAGATTCCTGACAGGTTAGCAGTTACAGAGGGTAAGCCAGATCGTATTGCTGATCTACTGGATGAAGCCGCAAAAGAAATCGAAAGGCTCTATTGCATACAGGATGACAGGAAATAAACTTAAAAAGCACCCATTAGGTGCTTTTTTAATTTAAGGTTGAGTAATATTTGTAGTTGTATTAGTTGATGTACTAGGAAAATAGGATAATCCGCCAGGCAGTATTGGATTAACTACATAAGTTCTGTAAGTCGAAGTATGAGTATTCTTAACAGTCAGTAATAAGTTTCGAGTCTCACTGCCATCTTCGTTCCACTCTACTATCATAGTTTGATTGGTATCAACCAAATACTTTGCTCTCCGTACAAACAACTCCGGGTCAGTCTGTTGTAATGTTTTTCGATGATTTAAATAGGCCTGAGCATCAATATATTCTACTACCTTAGTTCTTGTTAATCCGTCTGGACTAATTGTTTCTTGGGAATATCCACTATTTTCTGGATCAACAAAAACCTCAGTAGACAACTCCGCAGTCACTGATCTATGAATATTTGCATCGGCAACATCCGACTCATGCCACCATGGGGTTAGCGTATCTGGTCTTCTAAAGGTTGCATATATGTAGAAAGGCATTGTTGAATCTCCGTTTTCTATATTTAGCATTCCTTAAGGTGTAAATACGGTATGATTAGAAAACTAGGAACTTTTGCCAATTTTAATAATTTAGTAAAAGAATGCGAACTATTAATTAGCACCGTACCGTTTAAGAACGACATCAAACAGCTAGCTATACAAGTGAAAGATCCAGAAGTAGAAGATTGGTATGAATCTTGCGGTAGAATACATCAAGTAGGTCTTATTTTAAAGGAACAGGATTACAAACATATCAATCCGGCACTAAAAGGCAGCGCAATAGAAGCATGGATAAATTCTTTTGAGGTTCCCATATATAGAACTCGATTAATGCTAATTTCAGGTCGTACTGCTTATAGCGTACACAAAGATTTTCAACCAAGGATTCACCTTCCGGTGATTACTACGGCACAAAATTATATGTGTTTTCCAGGATCGAGCATTATGCAACACCTACCAGCAAACGGAGACAGCTACTGGGTAGACACTAGAATACCCCATACTTTTGTCAACTGCTCTGCTCAAGATAGAATACATCTAGTTGCCTGCACCGATAATTAATCGTATAGGAGACTACATGTTCAATATTAAAACTAAATTTCAAGAGCGTATTCCACGGTCGCTAGCTAAGGTAATTACTTGGCGTATACTAGTAACAATCACTAACTTTTTTGGTGGATGGATTGCTAGTGGTAATCCATGGGTAGGATTAGGTGTTGTTAGCTTTGCACTAGTAG